CGTCTCCGTCGCCGCCAGATTCGTCCACTTCCAGAACTTCTTCGTCTTCATCGGAATCCTCCTTTCCGTCATTGTTGGGGGTTGTATTTGCAAAAGCTCCTGCGCTGGCCATCGGGAGCATGTTGCCGTTGATGAGGTACAGATCGCCGCCTTCCTCTGTGGGGATGCGATCCAGATTCTCCAGCTCACGAATGTCGTTTGCGCTCATCCAGCCATTCTGTCTGGCGATGGCGTAACCGTTCATTCTGCTCTGGTAATCACCACGCAGCAGACCTTCCAAGTTGAACTTGACGAAGTATTCTGCTTTTTCATCCTGCAGGAGCAGTGAGCGCATGAACGCTTGCTCCCAGCGGATGACCCACGGGTCGAGGGTGTATTTCACGAATTCCAGCGACTGCTGCTCAATATTAGAAAAGCTCGACTTCTCCAAGTCACCGACCATGTGAGGCGGAACACGGAAAATTCGAGCAATTTCGTTGATTTGGAATTTGCGGGTTTCAAGGAACTGCGCCTGTTCGGGGCTGATCCCGATAGGCGTGTATTTCATTCCTTCCTCCAGCACCGCAATCTTATTGGCGTTACCGCTGCCGCCGAAGGTGGATTGCCAGCTTTCGCGCACACGCTGCGGGTCTTTGATGGTGCCAGGATGCTCCAGCACACCGCCCGGTGCAGCACCGTTGGCAAAGAACTTTGCGCCATATTCCTCGCAGGCGATTGCCATGCCGATGGCGTTCTTTGCCATTGCGATCGGTGAGTATCCGACGAGGCCGTCGAAACCAAGGCCGGGGATATGCAGCACATCGCTGGGCTTCAGCGTGACTGTCGATCCCTTCATGGTGGCTGCTTCATCGTTTGATCGCTGGTAGGTGTAATACAGCTGACCTTTATCGTCTCTGTCCACCGTCATCTTGTTTGGCATGAGCGGGTACAGGGCGATGACCTCACCTTTGCCGTTGCGAATGATCTGCGCGTATGCGTTACCCCAGAGGAGCAGATGAGTCATAAGGGTTTCTCTGAACACAAACGAACTCATTTCGGGGTTCGGCTCATCGTGAAGCAGTAGGTACAGCGGGTGGTCGATGGCTTTTTCCTTGCCACCATTCTTTGTGTACCTATATACATGTAGCGGTAGTCCTGCGATGGCCTCGGCCAGTATTCTGACGCAGGAGTACACCGCTGTCATTTGCATAGCCGATCGCTCTGTGACGGTCTTGCCTGCAGTGGTGCCGCCCATGTAGAAGGTGTATCCGCTGCCTGCGGTTCTGTTTTGGGGCTTATCTCTCGATCGGAATAGTCCAGAGAACATTCCCATTTGTAAATCACGCTCCTTTTCATATAAACAAAATGCCCCGGTCATCGTAGACCGAAGCACCATTGCCTTGATGTCGAATCGCTCTGTCCAGCGCCATGATCGTGGCAACCGCGCCGTCGATTCGTTCTGTGGATTTTTCTTTGTCGGGCTTGATGTTACCTGCGGGATCTGTGCGGACATAGATGTTATCCATCATCCACCGCAGCGGCGCATTGCCGCCATGTGCGATCCTGCCCTCCAGCACCAGCTTCATCAGCTCCTTGGTGGGAGGCGACATATCCTTAAAGCCCTGTCCGAAAGGTACGATGGTAAAACCTGCGCCTTCAAGATTCTGGCTCATCTGTACCGCGCCCCATCGGTCATAGGCGATTTCGCGGATGTTATATTTCTTACCGAGTTCTTCGATGAAGTCCTCGATGTATCCGTAGTGAATTACATTTCCCTCCGTGGTCATAATCGACCCTTGCTTTTCCCACACATCGTATGGTACATGATCGCGCCGTACCCGAAGCGCCAGCGTATCCTCTGGTACCCAGAAGTATGGGAGAATGACATATTTCTCATCGTCGCTGCGTGGCGGGAAGACCAACACGAAAGCGGTGATGTCCGTACTGCTGGAAAGGTCGAGGCCTGCGTAGCACTCGCGGCCGATCAGCGCATCGGGATCCACTACACTGTCGCATTTGTCCCATGCGTCCATCGGCATCCAGCGTACCGACTGCTTGACCCACTGATTGAGTCGCAGCTGTCGGAACAGGTTTTCCTCGGCGGGGTTTTCCTTGGCACTGTTGTATGCTGCTCGGAGCTTATCTACATCCACCGTCACATCCAGCGACGGATTGGCCTTGTACCATACCTGCTCATCCGACCAGTCATCGTCATCGTCGATGCCGTATATGACTGGATAGAAAGTCGGGTCGTGTTTGCGGCCTGCCATGATGTCCTTTGCCTTCTGGTGTATCTCCCAGCAGATGCTGTTACGATCGGTGCCTGCTGTGGTGATCAAAAAGAAAAGTGGCTGCTTTCGTGCGTCGCCAGAGCCGTGGGTCATAACATCGTACAGCAGTCTGTTTGGCTGGGCGTGAAGCTCATCGAACACAACACCATGGACATTCAGACCGTGTTTGGTGTAACTTTCTGCCGATAGCACTTGGTAGAAGCTGTTGAGCGGGGTGTACACCAGTCGCTTCTGGGATAGCACCGGCTTGATGCGTTTCTTCAGTGCGGGACACTGCTCCACCATCTGACATGCCACATCGAAAACGATGGACGCCTGCTGCCGGTCTGCCGCACAGCCGTAAACCTCCGCGCCCCATTCGCCGTCGCCAGCCAACAAATAAAGAGCGATCGCTGCTGCGAGTTCGCTCTTGCCTTGCTTCTTTGGGATTTCAACATACGCCGTGTTGTATTGCCGGTATCCGTTAGGCTTCACGGTACCAAACACATCACGGACGATGGTTTCCTGCCACGGGAGCAGTTCAAAGTTCTTGCCATGCCATTCGCCCTTGGTATGCTTCAGTGCGTTTATGAACGCCACCGCTCTGTCTGCGAGGGAGGGATTGGTAATGATTTTCTTTTCGGGTACTATGATCTGTCCAGTGTCCACTGATTTCCTCCTCGCTGCAAAAAACGACAGCGCCCACGCGCTGCCGCCGTTATCTTGTTATCTGCGTTTTCGTTTTAGTGTGACCTCCTCACCGATGATCTCCAGCGCTTCCTCGTAGCTCTGCGCTTCGAAGACCCTGTCGCGTAAGTTGTTGTAGTCGATGATCCTGCGCTGCTGCCGCATGACCTTGCTGACCGCAGCAAGTATCCAGTAGATGTTACCGCTTTGACCGTAGGGGTCGTACTCAACGATTGGCTTAACCTTTTTCATGCTGACCCTCCTTAGTATTCGCTGGCGTACAGGATGGTGGTTACCTTCGGGTTTGCCAGCGCGTCATCGGTGATGGCATATACGCGACCGCGAGAAGTGTTGTATGCGCCAAGGATTCTGCCGCCGTCTTGCAGCGCGTGTTTATTTGCGAAGTGGTCGTCGCTGCAGAGGTCGCCCCAGTCGTTGCACACGAAGCGGTGGATGATCGAGCCGATCTCACATGCGAAGCTCTGATCGTTGTCCATGTCAGCGGCGATGCCTGCTGTCATGTAGAATTCGATTTTCTTTTCCATATCTGCGCCCTCCTTACCAGTTTTCGCCGTGGAGGATGATCTCCACGGCCAGCTGCGCGTCGGGATCGCTGGGCTTGATATCCCAGCCGCGATCGTAGTTGCATACGATTTCGCCGCTGCGCTTGATCATCAGCTTGCTGATCCTGCCGCCGTCGATGCCCCATTCGGAGCCTTCATCGAACTGCTTCATCCAGTAATGGAAGATGCTGTTGTTAACCTTGATGCTGCCTTCTTTCCACATGTCCGTTACCTCCTTACCACTCGAAGCCTGCGAAGGTTGCGATCTCACGCGCTGCGTTCATCGCTCTCTTGGGACTGGTGTAGTCGCGGATGAACTTCGGATCGTCGCGGCCGTTGCGTCTTACCGCTGCCAGCACCGCCGTTCCGCAGAGCATCATGCGAATTTCAAGTGTGTCCTGCTGCTTGCCATGCCATGCGACCTCAACCTCGCGTGTCCACTCTCTGTGGTACACGGTGTTCTGTGTGTCGGTGGTCTTGGCTGCTTCGGTGAAGCCGTTCTTCTCGATCAGCTCCATGAAGTCTTTCTGTGCTTTTTCTATGGTCATTGCTGTTGCCTCCTTGTTATTTGGTAGGACAATTAAGCCAGAAAGAAGGGGTAAAGTCCAGACAAAAGAACGAGAATTAGCATTTAAGTCACAACTATTTTCTGACCGTTGCGTATGACCTCCACCTGCGTTGCGCCGGTGAATTTCATATATCGCTTGACGATCACATCGGCATACTTGGGATCCAGCTCCATGGTGTAGCAACGCCTGCCGAGCTGCTGGCATGTGATCAGCGTACTGCCGCTGCCGCCGAAGGTGTCGAGGACGATGTCACCCTGTCGGCTGCTGTTCTTCACCAGTCTGGCAAGCAGCTTCAGCGGCTTCATCGTCGGGTGATCATCGTTACGAGCGGGTTTATCTTCATTGAGGATGGTGGTGGATACTTTGTCGCTGAAAATATCGCGGAGCAGCTGCCGCATCTCATCCTTCTTCAGCTTATTGATGTCGATGCGCTTATCTTCTATGACGGTGGCCTGTGTCCGATCGTCCACGAAGTAATGCGCCGCGCCGTCCGTCCAGCCGTAGATACACGCTTCGTGCTTCCATTGGTAATCTTGATGTCCCATGGTGAAGCTGTTCTTATTCCAGATCAGCATCTGGCGCACTTTGCCGAGTGCTGCGCTGCAGCTCCTGCGGAACGCACCGCCTTCGGTTTCCGCATGCCAAATATAAAACGGTGCGCCTGCTTTCATTACTGCATGCATCTGTTTGAACGCTGCGGTCAGAAAATCAACGAACTGTTCCTCTGGCATGTTGTCGTTCTGGATGGTCTTGCCGTTGCTGCCTTCGTATGCGACATTGTAAGGTGGGTCGGTAATGCAGAGGTCTGCGACCGCTCCGTCCATGAGCGCCGCCACATCTTCTGCTTTGGTGCTGTCGCCGCAGTACAGGACATGGTTACCCAGCAACCAGCGATCTCCGGGTTGGGTGATCGGCGGCTGCTCCTGCGGTGCGACGGCGGGAGGTTCGTCTTCCACGATCTCCGACTGGTCATCGAACATATCGCTCATCTCCGACACATCGAAGCCGGTGAGTGTTGCGTCGAAGCCGCTTTCGTCCAAGTCCTTTAACAGGGCGGTCAACAGCGGCATATCCCAATCGCCGCTGATCTTGTTCAGCGCCACATTGAGAGCTTTTTCTTTCTGTTCATCGATGTCCAGAACCACGCAGTCGACCTCGGTGTATCCGAGATGCTGCAGCACCTTGAGCCGCTGGTGGCCACCAACGACGATGCCGGTGCGCTGATTCCAGATGATCGGTTCTACATAACCGAATTCTTCCACGCTGCGTTTCAGCTTTTCGAATTCGGGATCTCCCGGCTGCAGGTCTTTTCTCGGATTGTATTTTGCGGGGAGCAGCCTGTCCACGCTGATCTTCCGTATCTCCATCACACAAGACCCCATTCCGCGAAGCACTCAAACCCACCGATGGCGCGGATGTACTCACGAGCGATCTTCACGATCTCCGAGTACGGTCTGCCGTCGATGGTGTCATCTCCGATGGCGCAGCACAGTTCCACGGGTACGCCGTATTCCTGCGCCTTGAGCCAAGCGTAAATGTTCACGGATACATCAGCCTTGGATAAGTCCTTGCCATGAAGCCCGCCGCCTGTGACGGAGTCTGCCATATCCGATCCCAGCTTGCGGTTGGTTGCGCCGCTGTCCACATTGGTGCCACCTGTCCAGTATCCCAACGGATTGATTTCTGCATGGGGGTATAATGTTGCGAGGTCGGTGTCCACTGCGTTGCTCTGGCAGATGATGAGTCTGCTGCCGTCTGCGATGTACTTGCCATCGCACTGATACTGGCCGTAAATGATACGGGCAATATCGGAAAGGCCGCGCTGCTCATCGGTTACGGGTACGCCACGGAAAATGCCATTGTCGCCACAGCGGATTTTCTTTGACTGGTTGCCTGCCAGAATGGGATCCTGCTCGGACTCTTGATAGTCAACCGCGATGCCGTCGCCTGCAATCCTGCTGACGATTTCCTGCACATCCTCCAGCGCCAAGTGGGTGGAAGTCTCTGCGACGATATGACAGATACCGTGTCCGATCAACACCTCCACGGCAATCTTCGGATTCTTTTCCTGTGTGTATGCCAAATCTACAAGCGCACCTGCGATGCGGTCTGCGATCTTATCCGGGTGCGCGGGGTTTACTTTTTCAAACATATCATTCGTCCTCCTGTCCGTTATTTGCATGTATGCGTTCTGCTTTCTGGCCGGTGAATTCCTCCCAGCGTTTTACCGCAAGGTCGCAGTATTCGGGGCTGCGCTCCATTGCATAGCAGACGCGCTCTGACTGCTCACATGCAATGATGGTGGTGCCGCTGCCGCTGAAAGGTTCGACCACGATGTCGCCGCGATCGGAGTGCATTTTGATGCATCGCCAAGGCAGCTCCACAGGGAACATAGCCGGGTGATCCTTATTTGCGCGTACCGTGTTCATTTCCCAGATGCCAGCATAGCCCCAGTTCTTTCGTTCCTCCTTGGTCAGTCGCTTTACGAATTTGTATGCGTGACCTGCGAAGGCCGACAGCCACATGTATTCTTGATCGTTGTACTCCACATCGCCGTTGCGACTAAATGCGCTGATGTATTCGTACTGCTGCACGGGCTTATTGGTTACGAGGTGATAGGGACCGACACCGAAGTTCATGCCTTGCTTCTTCCAAATGCGAATCCAGATGGGACGGAAGCCGCACTTGCTGAACATGTCTACGCTGTACACGCTGGTGGGTTCGATGAACTGTGTGCCTGTGGAGTAGAGGTCGCCAAGATTCCAGCAGACGATACCTGCATACTTGGTGAGGTTTTCGATCACGGGGCGCATGGTATCAAACCACGGGTCGATCCCCTTGGTTTCGTAGTCCTTGCCTACACCGTAGGGAGGTGAGGTCACGCTCATCTGCGCTCTGTTGCCGTTCATGAGCTTGGCGAAGTCTGCGCTGCTGGTGCTGTCACCACACATGAGGCGGTGAACACCCAGTTTCCAGATATCGCCGGTCTTTGTGATCGCGCCCTTGGCCTTGATCTCTTTGTGTTCTTCATCCACATCGAAATCGTCCTGCACCGCTTCCTTGGAATAAAATACGTTCATGAGTTCGTCGATCTCTGCCGCTTCAAAACCTGTGAGGGTAACATCGAATTCGCTACCGTCCAGCTCCGTGAGCAAGGCCGCCAACTTATCCTTATCCCATTCACCTTGGATTTTGTTCAGCGCCACATTGAGCGCCTTCTCGCGTTTTTCGTCCAGTTCGACGATGACGCAGGCGACCTCGGTGTGACCCAAGTCCTTCAGCACCTGCAATCTCTGGTGGCCGCCGACTACATTGCCGGTGGTCTTATTCCAGATGACCGGCTCCACATAGCCGAACTCTGTAATGCTGCGCTTGAGCTTTTCGTATTCCGCATCGCCGGGTTTCAGCTGCTTGCGGGGATTGTATGCCGCCGCTTTCAGCTTATCGACGGATACCTGTTGAATGTTCATTTCGTTCCTCCTGTGTTGTTGTTATCCGAGCAGGCGTTCCATAAGATCGTCGTTGGGATTGCTGCTGCCTAGCGGGGTTTCGCAGTTCTCCTTCACAATCTGGTATATCTGCAACCACAGCACATTGGCCTGCTTCAAAAAGTTCAGCCCCATAGAAACATAGGGACTAGCGATCGGCATCTGTGTTGTCGGGTGCTTTGCCAACAGGCCGTACTGGTTGATGCCTTCCTCGCACTGTATCCAGCGGGTGACATACAGCGCGTACTGCTCGATCAGTTCCTTCTTTACGAGGTGAGCGCAGCCACGATCGTTGAGCCAT